AGTGCTTCTTTGAAGCTAACCATGATACGTGTCGTCTGATCCAGACCTGACTGGAGAGTTCCTTCGAACTCCCCAGCCATGCCCTTGTTCCAACGTGACGGTTCAGGACTGTCTGCTTCATCACCAACACAGAAGAGTTCATCTGGTTGGTAATCTTTTACAAAGTTACGTACGGCATTAACTGTTCTTGCATCGTGATATGGAATTTGCATATCAGGTAGTACAACAATGCGCTTCATAATAACCTACTTAGTTACTTCCACTTTTTATCTAAAACAAGTAAAGCAATGATTGCGTAGTTTGCAATGTCAATGAAAGTATCTTCAATTGACTCATTACTTGGGTGCTTACCTTGTCCAACCAGATTAGATAGACGTTCTACCTTGTCATGCAAGCGTACAGACAAACCATTGAGAGCGCCACCTGGAGCTTTGGCAATGTTGTTTGGACCATAATCACTATGCTTCTTAACTAGAATATCAATTAACTTATCAGCTACATCTTCTGCGTTGTAACGTAAAGTAGCTAGTTCCTTACCTCGGGAACGGTTAATCTCAAAGTAAGGATTCTTTCGCTTTCCAATGTCACGCTTATCACAGGTACACCAATCTTCTTTAGTTGATTTAGGATTAGGGTGATATCCTCCTGAGATACTGTGCTCATTCTTCTTAGGCTTTTCCTTGTGTGTGAACTTCTTATCGAACTGCTTATTTGAATACAAAGTATTTAGCAAGTTATTCATATCTGCAAAGATACTATCAATTGTTTTTGATGTACTTGAAAATAGATTTAGCTTTTTTTCTACATTACTTGACACTATGCTGCCACCTTTTCTTTAAAATAGTCTGCTCCTTGCTTAAGGAACATAGAGTTTACATCTTCTGTCTCGGGCATTTGCAACACTATCACGTTTTGCATTTCCTTGCTCAGCATCTTAGCGAAGTCTATACCAGGTTGATCACCATCTGCAAACACGTAGATTGTTTCAAAGTCTGATAACAATCTTGTGTAGTGTGGCTTCCAACTGTTAGCTCCTGCTACACCTACTGCTGGTACACCACACTTATAGTGCAATGTGATGGCATCTATCTCACCCTCACATACAGCAATGAAGTCACCTGCTTCATGCAGTGCACGTACGTTGTATAACCTAGTTGATGTACCTGGCATACCCATGTACTTAGGTTCTTCTGGACCCATAGCCCTAAACCTAATATCTACAGGACCAGTTGGTGTTAGGTATGGGATTGCTAACCTACCACTGAATTGTTCCTGTCCTGGCAATGGGTTAACGACGACTCCTAATCGAGCCTCCCTCGCTACTGCGAGATCTAATCCTCTGTGGGCTAGATACTCTTCTGCCATTGCTACGTTTTGACTGTAGTGCTGTGTAGCTCGCTCCAGTAATTCCTTCTGCGATCTTGACTGCTTCACGCCAACTCTTCCTTTCTTCACTCATAATAATATTGATTGCGTTGCCTTTGACACCGCAACCGTGACATACAAATAATTCTTCCCTTGTTGATACCCCTGCTGACGCATGGGAATCATCATGGAATGGACACTTTATCTTCTGCCAACCATTCTGTTCCCTAGGTATACGTCCACCATAGTGTTCTATGATTGGCTTGATGGGTAGATTATTAGTCACACCAGCACTTTGAACTTTCTGTCTTCTCTGTTAACAACTTAATTACTTCTAAGAAAGAGTCTGCTCTAACCGAGTTACGTGTATTGCTTGCAGCATGTGCATGTCGTTCTTGCTCTAGTATTTCGTTTAGCATTTGCACCTTGCCTTGCAAGACATCTTGGTTATTACCTGTGAGATACTGCACTTGTTCGGGTGTAGTTGCTAGTTTAATTAATTGTTCTACTACTGTTGGATTTTCTTTACTCATTAGTATCCCGCCTTGTTGATTAATTCGTACCAAAGACTGGCAGGCATTGTTGCATACCAGTCACCTACATTTGTCGTACCACGTTTCTTGTGAATTACTGCTCCGACTTCGGCACCATCATTCTTAATTTCTACCTCTAACTCGGAGACCCATTTTGAAAGTTCCATCTTTGCACAGTTCTTTACCTCTAGTACTACGCATGGGATGCCAGCAATATCACCACGATCAGAAGTACCGTTAAGACTACGACGTTCAACGTGCTTCCTACCTAATCCTTTTAACCAATTAACTACTGCAGTTTCTGCAGCAGTGCCTTTCTGTTTTGCTTTACTCATTCTGCTCACCGTCTAACGCTTTGATAGTTCCGCATGGATAATCTTGATCGCAATACTCACAATGAAAACCCCACTCTAAATCAAGTTGGACTGACTTGTGCAACTCACGCACACGCTGGATGGCTTCTGTTTTCTGTTTGTTTAGTTTCATGTACTGAATAGCGGTTGCATTCCAGTCTACGGCACCAACATCAAACGTTTCTATTTTCATTACTTCCACCTATTTATTTTAAGCCAATGAGCATTCCAGCCAGCCCAGAAACCTAAGCCCCACATGGCTAGCACTGCAAGTATTGTCAACATTATCTTGCTTCCTCCAGATCTGCAATGAACATATATTCAGGATTGAATTGTAACCATACTGGATTATCTCCACCAGCACTAGCTTTACCGTAACGATTTTTTACTGCAGCAACACCTAGTAATCCATCTTGCTGACCTACTGTAAGAATAAGTGCAGGTAATTGAGCAACCATACCTTGTAGTGAACTACGTGGCTGACACGGATTACCAGAGTAACCTTCCTTGGTGTGGTGTAGCACTAGGATGGCAGCATTCGTATCACGTGCTAAGTACTTGAGTTCCTTGAGTGCATTACGCATGTTACTAAACTCTTCGCCACCATCCATTGTGATATCCATTAGGTTATCAATAACAATTAGTGCTGGCGATTCACCAAGCAATTCTTCGATTGCTGTTACTTCATCATCAATATCTGTTAGTGAGGGATTGGAGTCAAAGCTCCAATAAATATGACTAGCAAGAGAAAGCTTATGTCTAGCACTAACTGGATCCTCAGCGATAACCTTTTCTGCTTCACTTTGTGATACTCCTGTAATCATTGAGTACAAACGCATAGCCATGGTGTGTGCATTTGTATCTGCGGATAGGTAAAGTGTTGGTACCTTGGCACGTAAGGCTAAGGCTAGAGCAAGTGTAGACTTACCAGCACCTGGTGTGCCAGCAATCATACTTACTTCGGCACGTCGTAATATTATTTGATTATTGTCAAAGGTTCTAAAGACTGATGGCATTGGTTCACCACCTATGTCTGGTCTACCTACTGATCTAGATAGGGTTTTCATCGTCTGCCTTTACGTACTTTTTTATGTATTCTAATGCTTGAAAAATTTCATCGCCATTCATATCTACTTCATCTAAAAGTAGATCCCATTGTGTATTTGTTAGTTCTATACCATCATTGTACCAGTCTTCTACTTCTTTTCGTGTCATCCAATTTACAATGATATCTGCATCACTTGGTAGGTGTGCAATTCCTCTACGTAATTCTTCTACTTTCATTTTGCTCCTTAAGTAAATAACAAAGAGTGGTAGCTAGCTTCCCCTCTAGACTACCACCCTTTGTTTATCCAACTAACTATTAGACTTTGACACCAAACTTCGGTGCTGTCTGCTGGTCAGTTGGAATTTTAGCGCCTTGCCAACGTGGTCCACCTGCTGGATCAAAGAATCCTACATATGGCTTACCTGACTGGTTAGTTCCTTGCTTGAGAACCATTGGTCCATTAGGACAGATAGGTGCATCTGCACGACCATAGGTCCACTTGTTACCCCAACGGTCTTCGACTGTATCAACACCTACTGGTGCTGCTTGCACTGGTGGTGCTACTGGTGCAAACTCTGTTGGTGCTACACCTGTTGACTGTGTAGAAATAACTGTTCCACCTACTGCACTGAGTACAGCATCAACTGGATTACTTACTACTGTCTGCGGTTGAGTGAACTGACCAAAATCAATTGGTGCTGATGGTGTACCCTGCAACAACAACTCTTCTAATGCGGCTACTGCTTCGTGTGCTGAGTGTGCAATTGTATCTGTAATGTTTGCCACTAGCTCTGCTGCACTGTCACCACGTACTGTGAAGATAGTACCTGCTTTATTCTTTACGTTTACAACGTAGTTCTTTTCTGACACGTTAACTTACTCCATTCTTGTATTTACATTTATCTTTGAAGTTGCACATAATACAATGCCCAAAGTTTGGAAGAAAGATTTCAGCCCTTCTTGCGGTATCAAACTTAGTAACAATGTCAATGATCATCTCTTTCGGATAAATATCTAGATCGACTAACTCTGAAACTATACCAGTTCTTGCCATCCAATAGCCACCCCACTTGGGGCGAATACCTAAAACTTCTTCCATACCTGCAGCATAGAACGCCAACTGCATATCGGACGTTGGCGTTCGGGAACCAGTCTTGATATCAACTACCACTAGTTCGCCTTCTGGATTTACCATCACTCGGTCAATGTACATTTGTACAGGAATGTCATTCCAAATGGGAGTGATGCCAATCTCTACTGCTGGCGTACCATTATTTTCCCACATGTTCCAACCGTTTGCACCATTGCGCCATGCAATCCAGTTGTCAAACATCTTTTGACCATTGGCAAACCACCAACCAGAATCTTCTTTGTTTGGGTTAGCTTTGGTAGCCTTGCCTGCAGCTCGCCATTCGGACTTAGGAACATCCGTCTTTGCTGCTTGTTCAGCAACATGTTTATTCCATGCTTCTTCCCAATAGTTACTCATTGTTATCAGCCTTATCTTCTACTGATTCCATCCATCGTTGTGCGCTTTCACACATGTGATTCATAAAATCTTCCCACTCATTTTGGTTACTTACGTAACCTAGATCGTGCAAGATTCCTGCTTCCCAATACATTTCTGCAAGCAACCACTTATTATCTTCTGGCTCTTCTGGTACTAACGTAATCATTTTATCTACCTTCCTTTTCAAACAACTCTTTATCATACTCTTCTGTTGCAGTATGCACTGCAGATCCACCTACTAGATACCAAGTAGGACGCTCTGCTTCTTTGACTACTTTGCTTAGGTAATACTTCCAACCACAATCTAACCATGTAGTCAGTGATGAATACGATACGTGTGCTGGCAATTCATAACCATTGATTTTAATCATCTTTCCTCCAAGATAATAGTAGCATAAGGAGTGCCACGGCGAAAGGAATAATTCCGTGACACTCCTTATTTTTTATTCCGCAAGGAGACTAACGGAATCTTTCGGATGATGGTACTGCTTTGTCATCTTGATCCATTGCAATTCTTAACTCATTAGCTTCATCTTCTGCTAGTAGCAAACACTCACTACATTCTGGGTTAAACTCATCACCACCTAGGCAGTAATAGTTATAACTATCATCTAGATCATCGTAACATGTAGACATTCTACTCTCCTTCTAGGATAAGTTTACGCAAAGAACTGCCATGGTTATATGGCTCAAGAGTAATGCCTAATACTTTACGTAGTTTATCTCTTTCTTGTGGTGTTGTGCCACCCCATACGCCATATTTTTCACGCTTTAATGCATACATTCTGCATTGATCTAAGAATGGGCATGTACTGCACATAATCTTTGCATCCATAAGAAGTTTCTTATTCTTCTTGGTTTGCCCTTTTTCACGATCATCTATGTAGAAATGCTCTGTGTTTTTACCAAAACAATTCTGAGTACCATCGTAATCAGGATAGCTGTACTTGTCCATTCTTATTCCTTTACTTCAGTAGTTGCAATGCTCTTTGCTTTATTGTTCCATCTTTACTTAATAGAACCTTTGCAGATGTCTTCTCCTCAGATCTGCCAAAGTGATCAGCCACCTCAATGATTGCATGAAGTGCACCAAACTTAGTACCACGTAGGTTCTCTTGAGTACCAGTGTCGTTGTTCCAAACCGATAGTGCATTGGCTCGGTTCTTGTATACCGCTGAGCGTACTCGTTTCTGAGAGGCGCTCAGCGTATCATCACTAGAGAACTCAATAATAGATGGAAGAGTATATACTCTTTTAACAAACAACTGGAACTCAGTGTCAGACATTGACTCACTAATTAGTGTGTTAGCCATGTCTGTGTATGTACTAAAGTCTTGGTACATAACATTAATTACTGATCGAATGTGTGATATATCAATCTTATTGTTGACTGTATGCCTAAGCGAATACAATCCACCATTCTTCTTGGCAGTTGAGAAGGCAGCATTCATTTGATTAGTACAACTCAATCGCGAGATGATTGGACAAAGTTCAAATGCTGTTGAACCATCATGTGATGTACGTGCTAGAAGATATGCAGCATGTGGATCATTAGCAATACTGATTGCATCTGGCAACTGCATTACTGTCCACACTACATTACCACCACGCAACTCACCAGCTGCAGAGTACCGTGCTTCACCTGAATCTACTAGAAAGTCTAGCGACTCAAAGACTTCTTCGTTTTGCA